ACATTATGCGCGGTCAGGCTTGGGGGTAAGGCAAAGGGCCGGTAGGCCCCTTGGTTGTTTGATGCCGATAAGTACATATATCGGCATCAGCCGATGAAGCGTTGGATCCAAGCCGGTTTTGCTGGGTTGATAGAAAAGCCATATGTCGGCGCGTTGCGCCGCGAAAGCTGGAGGCTGCGCCCCCCGCGCTTTAGTGTGAGGGCCCCTGCTCTAAACACTCGCCCGAGTGGGACTAGGCCGAGAGGTTGCCCGTATGGCCCCACCATGGAGGACTCAAGGAAAAGATCCCCAAAAGAAAGGCAAAGGGTAAGAGGAAGAATTCCCCCCGTATTACTACCCGGGGGGCTTGAACAGCAACAGCCCGAAAAGACGCACTGACAAGGCGTAAGAGCTTGGCATGGGCTTGTCTACGACAGGAGGATTAGGCAGTTACCAGCCGCGCCCTATAGCCTTCGGCTGGTCGCTAGAACTGGGGCATTAAAGACCGGTTTAGCAGGGAAAGGGGGTGATGCCATGAACGAGAAGCAGCAGAGCCAACGCTATCGCGTTGTGAGTCGCGCTAGGAGACTGCATTGACTCGGGGTGAGTGCGAGGGTTGCGCTTACATCCCCTGCGGGGATTGGGGTCGACGAAACCAAAGGGGTGTATCAGTGGCTCGCACAGCTCACCACAGGCAAAGAGACGGTAGAGGCAAAAATGGGCAGCAGAGGGCGGCTTGTAGGGGCTACCGCCCCTGTCCTTGGTAGCCTTGAGAGTCCTATTTAACATAAATAACCGAGTGGCGCGGTTGAGTCTATTCATGTTCGGTCATCACTTGGCTTCCCTCCCCCCTTGGTATCCGCAAAGAGCTGGGCGTTGAATTTTCGGCGCAAAGTATCGCCATCAGGGTCGCAATATACGTCCACTGGCTGACCTTGATACCTCACCACGGCATGACATGCACTCATTGGATCCACACGAGCGAGTTCGTCCGGCCAGTCATCAGTATGCAAGGCCTGCAGGTCATCGCCTTTACGCAGCGAGAAGCAATACTCAACGTGATACTCGCCCCGATGATCCTTCACCAAAACATGGCAAGTAATGATTAACCGATACCCCGCGAAAGGCCCTACAGAAAGAACCCCGCCACCAGACGCAGCAGGAACGCCGCTAGGGCGTACCCCATCAGCGGGCGTATCACCCACCGCCCCAGAAACCGGAAAAGCGGCAGCAGCACTTTTAGCGGCCTTAGCAGGAGCATCAATATACTCAGGCTTGATGAAACCAAAGTAGAGACAGAATCCCATAAGACCCAGAAAAAACAGTATTTTAGGGTCTCGTAATATCGAGCTGCCCGCTGCTGTATCTGAGACTTTACCGGTTGTAGTTGAGTCATAAAGCTTGAAAACATACTTGGGCACCTTGTTGAATGGCTTGGCTTGCAAAACATGAGAGGCAGACGTGCCGGAGTTATCCGACAGGTGGAGAACGGTCTTGTATCGGCCACCAATGCCCAGCACGGCCATATTCGTATGACGAATGGCGGTTTCAGCAGGGGCTCGAACAACGGAATGGACCTTGCTGATATTCGGCGTGGTGAAAACGAAATCCCAGTTATGGTGACGGTGCATATCAAAGGCCACGTCGATTGTTTCCGGCCTGCCATCCCGCTTGGCCTGCTCCGTGCCACCTGGGTAAGCTAGACGGTCTAAATCGCTTTGGCGCCATGATGGCGGAAAGACCCGTTGCACCTCATCAACCAGAAAAAATGCGCCCTTGGGTGCCCAGTGGTAAAAACGAGCCAGATGATCCCTGCCCTGCTGGGATTCGGTTTCGACATACGTCACCTGAAAGCCATCAGGGACCGCCTTGCCCATCACCTCTTTGCAGCGCTCAGCCGTGAAGCCGCGCACATTGGTGATGATGTGGCGACCAGCTTTAATTGCGGGCAGCACATCGGTATGAATGGCCCCTGACGACTTGTAAGAGCCGGGGGCGCCGTGGTGGATCTTGATAGACATTTACCACCCCATCATATTGAGCATGAAGCGGGTAACGAACGCCTGAGAAAGTATCGCCAAACCTTTATCAAAGTGAAGGTAAAGCAACATCCCCCGCAACTCAGTAGGCAATAAATTAAAAGAGGAGGACAACATTGCGCTAAATTCAATATTAAGCAACACCTGCTTAGCCACATCCCAAGTAAAATTCAACATAAACAACTTGAACTCCACCCACTGAAGCGCAAGCCGCACCACAATCCATGCACTAAACTGGACTGCCAAATTATATATGTCGTTAAAAAACGCCCCGAAAAACTCGTTCAACCATTCCATGTCATCACCTCTTAAAAATAACCATCAATGCCACGAAGTAAAAAATAAACATCATTAACGCCGCCAACGTTGACCAAAAATCAGAAGAGGGCGGGCAAACCGAATAATCCTTGCCATACAAACTAAACAAGTCCAAACACTTCATGGGCTCAGCAGACCCATAAAAATTAAATGAGAATATCCGCTTCATATCATCGCTAATCGCTTTATAGCTCCCAGTGAGAGCATTATTCGCCTCATCTAACTTACCCTGCATGGTAGCCAAATCAAAAAAGCAATTGGCGCCACCTTCACAACCCTTTGAATCATAGGACGCGCTACGAACTGAAAGCGGCGTGGACTCAGAGCCCGGCATTTTAGAATAATCAATATCAGCGCCACCCGCACCCTCACCGCCACCTTGTTGTGAACCGCCAGCATCACCCGATGCTAGCTGTTGCTGAAGGGAATAAAACGCCTGCAATAAGTCACCGGAGTTTGTGGCGGTAGCACCCCCCGTACGACTTATATTGTCGTTAATGGCCTCAAGCACACGAAAAAGCGACTGCTGATCAAAGTCATCACCGGTTTCGGTATCACCACCACCAGTAGTGCCGCCAGTATTTCCAGTGTTTGAATTAACCTTGTCAAGAATAGACTTAAGATAATAATTACTCTCACCCGTGCTTTGGGAGAATATATTCGACAAAGTACCCGAGCTATGGACTATGCGAGATATATCCTGCTGCATTTTTATTGAATTCTCAAAAATACCCCTAGCAGAATCTTCAGTGCGAGTAGCGGCATGCTTAATCAGCCACAAATCAGCAAGGATAGCATTAAATCCGGGCGCTATATCGGCAACAGACTTATCCCCGACTAACATGGGGGTTACACGGCCTACGGACATACCATCGGTTGGGCCACCAATCGGCCCATTACCCGAATTATTGCCATCACTGCCACCGGTATCAGTTCCGTTATCATCCCCACCGGCATCGCCGCCATTATCGGAGCCGTTATCGGAACCACCACCCCCGTCATTATCGGAGCCACCATCCCCACCACCTGGAGTACACTCCATCCCCATAGAGTGAATAGGCCCCTTAGTCTCGCCATTATCAACACACACACCTGGACAATTTACATAACAGCCCCCCAAAGAAGAATGGGACATTTTCACACAATGCGGCAGCGGCGTAGACGAAGAAAGATGAGTCATTAGAGCGCCAACAGGGCAACCAGCGTAAGCCATCATTGGAAAAAGAAATAAAAACAACCCTATGCGCACACAGCCCCCAATATGAAAAAAGGCGACCGAAGCCGCCTTAGATTGAAAAGGATGTTCTCCATCCCTCGACAAAGAACAAAAACCAGAGCGTCCCGATAAGCAGGGACATGGCTTAGGCTTTGCGAATAAGGCTAATCAGGATGCCGACACCAACAACCGCAGCAACCACCATCATCACCTTGGGAGAGGTCGCCTGAACATCTGACAGCGCGGAATCGAGCGCAGCACCGGCAGCGGCGGAAGTACCCTCACCAGCAGCATGAGCAGCACCCATGGCAGACAGGGAAGCGACAACAGCAATACAACCATTACGGAACAAGCCTGATACGTTTTTCATTTTTATTTATCCTCTTTTTGCACCAACAATGACACGGGCAATGGCGCCCAGTTTTAAACCAATAACCCAAATGGTTAATCCGAAACCAAAGGCTATCGATGTTATGGTTACATCGAACTGAAACCAGCTCGATATATCCGTTAACGTGGCGTGCTCCTGAGCGGTCAAGAGCACGTAAGAACATGTTTCCGGCGGGGCCTGTCTGATATACCCCTCGGACGTTAATTCAACACAAATCATTTATATGGTGCCCTCATCGTCGGTCGCTGCACGTATTCGCTCCTCCTCCTCAGGCACCGGATTAGTTAAGGCTTTTTATGGAGTGGACCGAAATCGTCCTGTTTTGCCCCGCCTTCAAGCTCAAAGCCAGCAACGATATTTCTGGCTGGGTTACGTGGATCCGCTTCCAGCAGCAGCGAAATAGGCTGGAGCTTGGGGCAGTTGGCAATATTAGCCAAAATGAGCGGGTCGTTCTTGAGCGGCATTTCTTTAGCCTCAAATCCCCAGTTGCTGATTTGGCACTCGGGCATATCAATATTGGTGGCAGGCACCAAGAATTGCACGTTTGCAAAGTCATAGGGCTTGGGGGTTGCGCCTTTGCGGGAAATACCTTTGCCATGAGTGACACACAGCACCATTACGCCAGTAATTTTGGACATATATTTACTCTCCACTTGGGTTAATGCCCGTTCAGTTGGGCTCAAAAAGCGACAATTCATCTAGCTCAGGTGGCAACGGCATCAAAAGCCGTGCCGGAATATCATCATGGCCTAACTGCCCAATTAATTGGCGCACAATAGAATCGCTCGCCAACCCTTCCACGTTCTTTAGATAATTGACCAAACGACCGGCCATTCTGGACATATTTGTTACCGCATTATCGCGGCAGGTCTTGAACTTGTTCTTAAATGTGGTGATACGCACCGGCTCGATTTCATCTTTTGATACTTCAGCCAGCCATTTTGAAAACTGGGGATACATGCCAGCAAAATAAGGGTCTGGGTTTACCAGCACATCGAGCGGGATTATCCGGTCCTTACTGTGCAACTCGCCTTCGGCTCGCACCCAGTCGGGATATTCGGCAGATTCCATCTGCTTACCCTTCTCATAAATGCGGGCGCACTTGCCATTAGCACGAGAGCCCACATAGAAGGAGCAGCCGGAAGAGGCAATCATACCAAACCGCTTACGCAAGCCGCCGTGAACCTCTGGGATAAACTCGCCGGCTTGAATGGCCATCCACTTTGGGGCAGTGCCCCGAGCTGGATGGAAATGGCCTAATTCCGCCGCATCGACTGCTTTGAGATACGATATAACCGAGCCTGAATAATCATCCAGTGCGAGGTCAACTCGAGTAATACGGATACCTGGCACCATAGCAATGACACGATGAAGAGCCCCAAAATCAAGTCCGTCGCATCCTGCCCCAGTAAAAGAAACCATGCAGCCATGGTTTGCAGCTCCCCAAGCGACAAGCCCGCAAGCAATACCATCAATGAGAATGTCACCACTGTAGCTGTAGCCGTGAAGGCCCCCGCGACGATGGCGGAGAGAAAAGCGAGGCACAGGGATCGGGACGCCAACTTGATAATTAAGCTCTTCAATGAATAGCTCCAGCTCATTGCAACAAATGGTATCGAGGAACTGCACCCCGTAGGAGTGGATCAAGTCGTTATAGGAGTCCCAATATTTGCCGTCTGGGTTGACCTCAAACTCAGAAAAATCGAGCAAGGCAGAGCAGATTGATTTCAGCTCGTGATTAATGTCGGCACGGGCCTTGTACTGGGATGCAAGGACTATCTCCATGGCTTCCGTCATGGACGAAGTAATGATGACCGAGCTTTCCGGCTCGGGCTTGGAATAGAGCGGCTCGGGATAAGCAAGCGCCCTCAGATGCTGGTCGGCAGCCTCATAGCGGTTCTTTGGCTCCGACAATGGCTCAGATGGACGACGATACACCGCGCTACCGGCAGCAAGCTCAGGCAAGGCAGCAGACAGCGCGGAGGATTTGACCTCAAAGCGCGGAATGGCCTTGAGCAAACAGCCCTGCTTTGCAAGCTCAGCGATACGCTTGAGCGGTTCCGGCGTGAAGGTGAAGGACAGGAAATCGATCTTGGTTTTGGCGTTATGACCAGTCATCAAAGAAGACCCCCTGATCATAGAAGCCGCGCCAAGTGGCCTCGGTGACTTCGACAGGTACAAAATCGAAATCTGGGTAAGTGTGTGAGAGATAACGACCGAGCTGGGGGAGATCGCGGAAGAACTCAACCTGACCAGCAACGCAGGCGGAAACCTCGCCCGTGGGCTCATGCTGCCAATACACATTGCGCTCTGGCTTAACTACGGCTGAAAAAACGGTCATTCCCTACCCCCTGATATGGCTCGCAAAATGCGCATCCATACAACTCAACGTGGGCAAGCATACAACCGAGTCCGCACGCATGCAACCATGTGATGTAAAATCAGCAGGCATACACCAAGAGGCCGCGAAATGACGCACATAGGCGACAATATAAAACGCATACGCAAGCAGGCAGGATTGAGCCAGCAGGACTTGGCCGAAAAATGCGGCATATCAAAATCGCAACTGTCCCGACTCGAAAGTGGTGAACAAGAAAATCCGCTGGTAAAGACGCTCATCCCGATCGCAACAGCGCTAGGAGTGTCACTTGATGAGATTGTTTACGGGGAAACTACGGAGACAATGAGCTACCTATCCAAGGCAATCGAAGAGTTGCCCGAAGAAGATAAGGTAGCTATCAGAAAACTGATCAGGGGATGGATGCTCATCACCCACACAGAAAAACTAGGCGAATAGCTCGGCGCCAGGTCGCGCATAACACGGGTTATATTAAAGATTTTCGGGCGTCTGGATGATGCCAGCACGCTGCCCCACATCCCTCCTACCTCAAAGCCCCCCTGCCCTGTTCGATTGTGGCAGGGGGCCTAGTCTTCAACATAACCACTGGTCACATTATGCGC